TGATAATGCCAAGACAATCCGTGAGGCAAAGCTGGTATACGAAAGTATTACTCGTTCGCTAAACAAGAAGTCCCTTTCTGAGGGCAAGAGAAGAGTTCTTGGATCTTCTAGTAAGCCGACTCGTAGAGGTAGCTCTACAATAAATGAGTCGACACAGACAGATCGATGGGCGAAGCTCGCTGGTATTACAAACAAATAGACGCTAAATTCTTAAAGGAGAAAAAAGAAAATGTCCAAAAAGTTTACACTTGACCAACTGACAGAAGGTATTCGTCAGCGTCACCAAGGCGACTCTAACAAGCGCCTGACAGAAAAGTGGAGCAGGACTGGTCTTCTTAGGGGTCTCGAGAGCGTCCATCGTGAAAACATGGCAACGTTGCTCGAGAACCAAGCAGGTCAGATCCTTCGTGAGCAGAACACCCTTGGTGGTGGTGGACTCACACCCGCTGCAAGCTCCGGAGATATCCGGGGTTTTACTAACATCGCTTTCCCCATTGTTCGCCGAGTCTTCGGTGGCCTTGTGGCAAACGAGTTGGTTTCCATTCAACCGATGAGCCTACCTTCTGGTCTGCTCTTCTACCTTGACTACACTTACGGTTCAAACGTTGGTGGTACTGTTGACGGTTCCCTAGGGTCCGCCACCAAGAACATCTACGATGCCGGTCAGTCAATTTATAATAACCCCGCAGGTAAGGGCATTCAGTCTGGTTCTCTCGGCGCTGGTGGTCAGTATGACCTCGCTGGTTCCGGTTATTCCAGAGTCCATACCGGTTCTAACCTCACACTTGGCACATCAGCCATGTTCGCTCTTGGTACCAATTCTGCACAGACTCGTACAACCACCATCACTTCTGGTGTAGGTTCTACTGGTGCTGACGGTCGGTTCCTACAGTTTGATCCTCAGGTAACGCAGAAGATAGACGATGATAGCAATGGCTACTTCTTCTTGACTGTTGACCTTGGTGTACTTGGTTCAGACTTTGACGTTACAGCTGTTAAGGAAGCTGCACTTGTACTAACAGGTTCAACTCTTAACGCTAGCACGGTCATGGCGGTTCCTGGTGAGGCCTGGCAGGGCGGTAAGGGCGTATATAATATTCGTCGTCTTAACCAACTTGTTAAGTCTGGTTCTGCACTTGGAACGGTTTCACCGGATCCAATGGCAACTGCACAGAAGGCGGGTTCTGCTCTCCTTATGGTCATGTCTGGAACGGCTCTCGCAAGTGGAGACCTCGCAAGTTTCCGTTTGAGTTATCCAAAGACGAACGCATTGAATGTTAACTCTTCAAACGCCGACACTCTCGTCGTCCCTGTTTTTGAGTCTAACTTCGGTGCTACACCTGCTCCCGCCATTCCTGAGATTGACATTAAGATCGAGGCTATCTCGGTTGTCGCTCAGACTCGGAAGTTGCGTGCTCGTTGGTCCCCAGAACTCGCACAGGATTTGAATGCCTACCACAGCTTGGATGCTGAGGTTGAGCTTACTCAGATTCTCTCTGAGCAGATTGCTCTTGAGATCGACCGCGAGATCCTAAATGACCTCCTCATGCAGGCTGACACAAACTACTACTGGAGCCGTAAGCCCGGTGACTTCGTTAATAAGAAGTCTGGTGCTTCTGCTGTTAAGGCCTCTTCCCTCGCGGGTGGTCCTGCCTTTACCGGTACAGTACGTGAGTGGTATGAGACTCTTGTTGAGACTATCATTGATGTCGCAAATGAGATCCACCGCTTGACTCTTCGTGGTTCCGCTAACTTTATCGTTGTTAGCCCCGATGTTGCAACAGTCCTTGAGGCCTCCGTGCTTTACAAGCCTGTTTACAGCATCGACGGTGACGGTCAGGTTGGACCTGGTATGAGTCTTGGTGCCGAGAAGGTTGGTACATTGAGCAACCGTTTCACAGTCTATAAGGACCCCTACTTCCCACGCAACAAGATCCTTGTTGGGTATAAGGGTGGTAGCTACCTTGAGACCGGTTACGTATACGCTCCTTATGTGCCGCTGATCGTTACACCTACTATCTTCGCTCCCGAAGACTTCACACCTCGCAAGGGCGTGATGACTCGGTACGGCAAGAAGATGGTACGTTCCGACTTCTATGGTACAGTAACGTGTATGGGTATGGACGTCATCTAATCTGATTAGACGAAGTCATTAATATTCAGGGGCGGTCCTTTCGGGGTCCGCCCCTTTTTATTTTGTCAAATTCGATATATACGAGATATTTAACAGTAGGCCCGACACATAGCATAAAGCTGACCTCGCCAGCGTGTCGGAATCTTGCGAACAAGTAATCTCATTAAGGAGGAAATTATGCCTAGAGTAAGATATAGTCAATCAAAGGGTCTTTACCAGGATACTGGTAAGGGTATCGTCGGAACGTCGTGCATGCAGATGGGGCGACTGGAAGCATCTTCAGCGGCAACAGAGTGGACAACTCCAGCTGATGTTGGTGTCACGCAGCCTGCCAAGTCTGTCTTGGTCAGTGCTACTGTAATGGTAACAACTGCTCTCGCGCAGGCTAGTAGCACATTAGGGTTACGTCTTGGCACAGCAGCGGGTGGAGCACAGTGCATGACACTGGATGCTAATGGTATCTCAACTGCCGTAACATCGCTCGCAGCTGGAAAGGGTTCGTCAACCCATAGCCATTACAACACTTCGTTGGGCGGCGCCACGACAGCTGTTATCCTCGCGGATTCCGGTTATACAGCCACAGAGCGTACCATCTACCCAGAAGTTGTTGCTTCAGGTGGGTCCATTACAGCTGGTATTATACAGGTCTGGCTGGAGTTCATGCAATTCGATACAGACGCATAAGGAGACCATCATGCCAAAAGTAATTAGAACAGATAAGAAGGGTCTCCGTCAGAAAACCGGGAAAGGTGCTGTCGGCATCAGGTATTGGCTTCAGACTGAGTTGACGGCAAATAGCGCCGCGACTGCATATACCACTCCTGACGCAGCTGGTGTTAAACAGCCTCCCAAGTCAGTTTTGGTTGATGTTGCGGTGCTTACGACGACTGCCCTGGCATATGCTAGTGGTACATCTGGCGTTAGAGTTGGTGCCACAGAGGGTACGGCAGCGCTGATGGCGTTGGATGCGGATTCGCTTAAGGCTTCCTCAACGACGGTCGCAGCAGGAAAGGGTACATCAACGCATGGGTCTGATAGAACATCCATGGGTGGTGTTGCGACGCTTGTAGTCGTTGCAGATTCCGGCTACAGCGCAGCTGGTCGTACAGTCTATCCACAGGTAGTCGCTTCAGCTGGTAGTATTACAGCTGGAAAGCTTCAGTGCTGGATGGAATTTATGCAATATGATACAGACGCGTGATATAATCACTTAGCTTCTTAAGTAGCTTTAAGCTTGTCGCCAGCCTTCGGGCTGGCGACATTTTTTTACTTTACTGTCTAAATCATTATTTTATATTGTAATTCCTGGAGGATAGAGGATAACATGGCAACTACTACTACTACAAAGACAAGCGCTAGTACAAAGAAGACCCCAACAAAGGCACCCGTCGAAGCAACTGCACCAGTCGAAGCAACTGCACCAGCCGAAGTAGGGACAGGCGTATCAGCAACCGAACTTGCGACTGCCCAGAAAGAAATTGCAACTCTTAAGGGGCAACTGGCCGAAATGTCAGCCGCTAATGAACCTGCTCCTGCACCACCGACGTTAACACAGAGGGTAGCAGGATGCGACACGGCAGATGAGAGCATGGCACTCTTGGCTGGTCATATCGAGATGCAGACAAAAAGATCTGATAAAATGGTCGATTTATTTAAGCGGCTGTGGGGTGAAGGACCCCTGGAAGACTTTGGCATCTTTTAAGTAAGGCGCCCGCTTTTTTCAAGTAAGTTAAGAAAGACATTTTACGCCCTGCATAATAGTTATCATTAGGGTGTGATATGTCTTCTTTTGCTTATACTAAAAAACCAACTCCGTTTAGCTTCTTTGATACTGATGTAGATTTTCAGCAAGAAGCAGATGCTGTGGTTTCCTTTGTAAAAAGGAAATTGGGCGATGACATACTAAGCGTTGAGTTGACAAAAAAGCAGATGTGGGCTTGCTTTGAAGAATCCTTTCTGGAGTATGGTCGGATTATCAATGAAGCCGATGCAAAGTCGCAGCTCACCAACCTGTTAGGATATAACACTGGTAGTAATGTAACTGGGCTATTTCCAAAACAGACCCTTGAATTTTTGCTTCGAATGTCAGAGCCTTATTCTATGGAGGCAGGTATTGGAGGCTCTTATAATGAGGTCTCTGGTTCGATTCAACTTGAGTATAAGAAGCAAGACTACAACATCTACAACAAATTAAAAGACACAGCGGGTAATCTTATTGTGTCGAGTAGCAAAAACTCTCCAAGAACAAAGATGAGAATCAAAGAAGTTTTTCACTTTAGCCCGCAAGCTGCTTATAGATTTTTTGATACAACTTCAGCAGTCAATTATCTAAATAACGAATTTAGTTTTGAGTCTTTTACACCAGAAACAATTTTTTATGTCCTTCCTGTTTTTGAAGATATTTTAAGAGCTGGACAGATGGATATATCTAATCGTGTTAGAAAGTCCAATTATTCTTATCGGATAATCGGCGAGAATATTCGAATATATCCAATGCCAACACAAACGACTGGCTCTAGCGCGATGAAGTTATGGATACGAGTTGCATTTGCTCCAGACCCATACGACCCCGATATCAAAGATGATACGATCTATGGCGTCTCTAATTTATCAAACGCTCCATATGGACGCATGAAATATAATAAAACAAATTCTGTCGGTAGACAATGGATTCGACAATTCTGTCTTGCATTGTGTAAAGAATTATTGGGCGCTGTTCGATCAAAATTTGCAACAGTCCCTATTCCTTCTGGCGACCTGCAATTAAACGGTACCGATCTAATATCACAAGGAAGAGAAGATCAGACACGTTTAAGAGATCAGCTTGTTGAGCTATTGGACGGCTTGACATATAGCACTTTACTTGAGGGACAAGCAACAGATGCAGAAAATATTATGAGGGCATTGAAGCATATGCCGATGCCGCTAGGCAAATCAATCATCATTAAGTGAGTAATGTAAGATGGCTAGACTTTTCATAACTCCACGAGAACAAGATCTTATATCTGATCTTACGAAAGAATTAATAAAGGACGTCGTTGGTCAGAAGATATACTATTATTCAATCCGGGCAGACGTCACACAGATTCATGAGATTTATGAAGAAGCGATAGATAAATATTTCAATCCACCAATCGAGATTGATGCTCAAGTTGCATGGTCACCTCAGACAGTTAGTACCAATCGCTTTGGTACTGAGAGCACTTATACAACCGAAGTATATCTCCACTATAAAGATTTGATCGATAAAGATATAGATGTTCAGGAGGGTGACTATTTTTCTTATGGTGAAACGTTTTTTGAGGTCACTTCCATTGTATGGCAATCGAATATTTACGGAGAGATTGAGTATATGACCGGTGTGAAGTTGCTCGGTAAGCAAGCTAGAAAGGGTCTTATTGATAAAGAGCCTCACGGTCCGACAGATGAAGGGTATTATCCTGGCGATCCCGATGCGATTCAAAGAACGTTTATCCAACAGCGGGGTTTTGCAGAAAATGCTGAAGGTCCAACTGGAGACTCCCGTGCACTTATAGAGCAAGGAAAACTACAATTACCCCCCGAACCGGCCCCCGCTGAAGTTTCCCCTAAGGGATCGCCTGGTGAAATAAGTTCTTCTTTCTACGACGAGAGTTAATATGGCAACACGATATTCCATAACAAAGGGTGCATATGAGAGAGTCGAAACGGGCTACTCAAATGATGATGTTGCTGACGATTTTTCAATGCCATCGTGTACAATAGAGGATGTGGACAGAGGAGTTTTTAATTTATTCGATAAAGAGCTTCCAATGTTCTATAAGCGTAAAGATCAGTTAAAGCGGGTACCTGTTATTTTTGCGACTGGCGAGCGCTTTGCATTACTTGCCAGAAACAGACCCCTTAGAGATAAGGCAAATGCTTTGATATTACCTCTTATATCAGTGATTAGAACGGGGATTGATCAAGAAAGCGCCAAGGGTGCCAGTCAATTCCAGGGTGGTCCTATAACTGTGAGGGTTCGCCTAAGCAAAGATGACCTGAGATATCAAAGGCTTCAAAACGCTCACGGGTTTAAGAATTCAGATGAAGTGGCTATAGGCGCATATGATAAATTGGCAGATGGTGATGGGGGAGGAACAACCGGAGGCCGCTTAGCAACTCGTCGTGCAGCTCCTCCTGTGTCGGTGTCTAGTCGATTGGGGACCGTATTGAAGCCATCTATTTCTAGTAATTTAATTGAGTCGAGTCAAATTCCTCCGATTAAACAATACACGGCATCGTATGAAATAACGTTCTGGACGCAATATACACAAGAAATGAATTCCCTTATTAACGTAATGATGAACGGATATGTTGAGAATAGACGAAGAACATTTGTGATTGAAACAGAAGACGGCTATAGATTTACAGCTTTTGTCGATGCATCCCTAACACCTCAGAATAATTTTGATGATTTCACAGATGTAGAACGATTGGTTAAATATAGTTTTTCAATGAGTGTAGCTGCCTATATGGTTGCCGCTCAAGAACCCGGCATGCCAGTACCATTTAGACGCACGCTGTCTTCACCCGAAGTTGCGTTTAACACGTCTCAAGGAATTGGGGGGGTCCCGCACGGCGCTCCACCTGCTGGAATTCCTTCCGGAAATCCCGCTGATTATATTTTAACAGACACGATGCCAGCTGATGAAGGGATGCCTCCAGCAGGCATAGGAGTAGGAAAAGGTATAATCACCGGCTTTCCAGGTACCCCCACGGTAGAACTCGGAGGACAGTCTGCAGCCAATATTGCTGGCTCTACGAGTTTAACGCGTCCGACGACTATAATTACAAATATCAACCCCTTTACGGGGGAGAAGGAGCACATCGAAATTATAATTTCTAGTGCAAACCCGAAAACCGG